AGCGTCATGTCGATCATGCAGCCCCCTTTACGGTGAGAATTCCGGCCCGGATCAGGCCTTCGTGGGTTTCGGCAATGGCGCGCGGCATGTCCTGCCAGTCGATGTCGCCGGCGGCGCGGCCGTCGATGACGTCATGGCAAGCGCTACAGGCGTACACCGCGACGGTGTCGAAGCCCTTCATGCCCATGCCCTTCTGCCCGCATGGCAGATGTGCAAGGACGGTGGTTTCTGGGTTGTAATTGCAGATGCCCGACATCCGGACGGTGCACTCTTGGCCTTTGGCCGAGGCGCGGAGCTTTCTCGAACTCACGCGCATGCTGGCTTCCCCGTGACGACGTCGACGACTTCGTAGGTGCCCGGCCACATCCACGACCCATAACGCTTGGCCATCGCCTCATCGGCGAACAGAGCCAGCGCGTGATCAGGGGGCGAGCTCAAATCAACCTTGAAAGAGCAGCAGAACACGGCCCAGCGGTAGGTATCGATCTCAGGAACAGCCAGGCGGCGATCAGCCATGCTGGGCACCTCCAACAACGCGCGGAGATGGCGTGAGGCCAAACCGGCGCAGCAGCTGCTCACGCGCGGTCTTGCCATCGGTCGAAACTCCTTGACGACTGATCGTTGCGTGAACGAAGCGCTCTCCCTCTTCCACCGCGTACTCCATCTCAGATTTCTGGCTGTCGTGGCCGATACCGATCGCGATGTCGTCGAGGTCTTGACCCTGCACCAGCATGCGAATGGTGATGTCGTACGCTCGGTCGAAGATTTCGCTCGCCTTCTCAGAGACCTGGTCCGCGAGGTTGTGAAGCTCGCACTGCAGCGCGGCGTGCCGAACCGCCGGGTGTGACCAAGTACGCGAATCCGCCCGACTCGGATGTGAGTTCTCCAGCGCCTCACGAAACGCCCTATCGTGGGTGGGAATACCCAACATTTCTGGAGTTGGCTGACACCACTTGATGAATTTGCCAACGCTTGGCGCAAAATCTCCGCCGAGCTTTCGGCAGTTTTGGATGCCATACCGGATCTGCTCGAGCCGATTGATTCCCTCGGCCATGAAAGCCTTGATCCAGCTGCGCTTCGCGGCGTCCAGGGTCTCATCGTCTGGCCAAGCCTGGCGCCATGCTGGAAAGATGGCCTTCAACTCCTTGAACAGAGCATTGACGACTTCGGTGGTGCCGGGAGGCAACTGGGTTGGGACGGATGGGATAACCGGCGGCAGGTTGCCCATGGTCTTCAGCAACGTGTTGGCGCTTTTGAGGGTCGGCTTTTTCGCAGGAACGCCCATTACAAGTCTCCTAGGTTTTCAGCCCAACTGGTGCTATCGAAGTCAGGCGCCTTGCCTTGCCCCGAAGCCTTGACGCGTTCGCGCTTGACCCACTGAACCAGCCGGTAGCACCAGCCGGCCGAGGTATCAACGGTCGCTGGCTTGGCGACGAAGAACCCCATGAACGCCCGAATCGCCGCTTCAGGAACCGCGTCAGCAGGAAGCCCGGCGATGGCGATTTGATCCGAAAGCCCCTTCTCGTTCGGGACCCAGGTGGCGAACATGGCGAAGCGTTGGCGATCATCCTGCGGCTCGATGGCGGCGCAGTTCTGTTCGGCAAGAGCGGCATCAATCTCGCGCTGCTGCAGCTGCTCTTCGGTTAATTGATGGTTAAGTGACGGATTGGGTGCAGCCGCTGCACCCCGTTCTGTCGTAGGTTGCACCCCGTTCTGTTGTGGATTGCACCCCGTGCCGTCATCTGCACCCCGTTCTGTGCGGGGTGCAGCATTTGCACCCCGCAATAGTTGAAGGTCGTAAACGACTGGGCGGCGGTCGTGGCGATCAATGTGAACAGCGGCGATCGCCTGGTTGCCCTTCTGGATCAGTCCGGACTTTTCCAAGTCATCCAGCTTATAGCGCACGGTGCGCTCGGAGAGGCCGGTGTCCTGAGCCAGGGTGGTAGCCGACGGGAACGCGCCAGCGCCATTCGACCCGGCATAGTTGGCCAGGCACAGCAGCACGTGCCGGGCACTGGCATCCTTGAGAACTTGCGTGGGCAAAGACAACGCCCATGACATTGCTTGAACGCTCACAGCGAGGCTCCGATATTCAATTCGGCCAAACGGGCAAGCCCCTTTGGGGTAACGAGAGGATCGAAAGCGGCACGGTCAGCACCGGTTTCAGAGTCAGGCTTTAGAGCAGTGACTTTGTGGACCATGAGTCCAGAGGTGATACGTGGTTGGTAGGCAGTCCAGCGCCCGGCCCCTTGGCGGCGGAAGATCCACCGGTTCTGCTGCATCCAGGCGAAGAGCTTCGAAGGTTTGACCTGCAGATGCTTCGCAGCGTCGGTGATGCAGATCGCGCCGCCAGCGGCTGCCAGACGGTTGATGGCTGCAACCTTCGGGGCCTGATCGAGGATGACCAGGCGCAGGGTCTGGTTGTCCTTCGCCTGATCAGCAGCAGCCTGAAGCGCCTCCGCGTAGGTGGCCGGGATCTGGAACTGGCCCGCTTGGGCTTCCAGTTCCTGCCAGCGATCAATGATCCGGGCACGCAGCTCGACGCTATAACCGGACACAACAACCAGCGTGTCGCGCTGAGACAGCAGGAACTCGCGGTACACCTGCCCGTTCTGCGGGTGCACATAGGGGGTGTCGTTTGAAGAAACGACACCCTTCGCGACCAGCGCACGGATCGTTTTCAGCACGTTGTCGTGAGAGCTGCCGATAAGTTCGGCGATCTCGCGCGACGACATGTGTCGCGACACGTTTTGCTCAATCTCAAAACGTGTCGCAGGGTTCGGGGTATTGCGGGGGGTGACGTTCATGTTCATACTGGCCCCTGAAATTTGTTGTTTGAAGAAGCCGGTCTAGCCACCGGCTTTTTTTCGTCTGCGATTTTTCACTGTATGGATTCCCAGCATGTCCGACGCACTGCCAAGGCCGTCGCTTCTGCTGGATAATTTGCTCAATGGAACGCGCTTTTAAGCAACCGAGAGCTCCGGCCAAATTTGTTTCCAGTCATCCGGCCGCAGTGCTTGACGAGTGACTTTTCCATCTGTGACCGATTCAGTTCGTGCAGCGATTTCTGCAGAAGCGGTCTTGTGTCCGTAGGCAATCAATCGCAGATACGCGCGAGTGGTACCTGTCTTCGCCACAGATGCGTCGGTTGCTGTTTTCAACCACTCAAGAAGTTGAGGATTTTTTGTCCGCATGGCGGGCCTCCCTTTAGATGCCTCGGATTATTACCCGCAGGTAATCTCAAAGCAATACCCATAGGGAATTTACCTGTTGGTAACAGTGATGGATGATCTGCGGATGGAAATTTCAGATATTCGCCGCGAAAACTTGCGGACACTTATGAAGCAGCGCTTTGATGGAAAGCAGGCCAGATTGGCCGATGCTTTAGGTAAGAGCGCCAATTACATTTCACGCTGCTTATCGACAGCCCAATCATCCGCGGGCAGCAAAAACATCGGGGAAGACTTCGCTCGAGAGATCGAGCAGAAGCTTGGCCTGGAGCGCTATCAGCTCGATCAAAAAGACATGCAGCTGGTGGCGAAGGTCGAAGGTAACGCGGAATATTTGGGCGAATTTTCGGTTTGGGACGATGACACGCCGTTGGACGATGACGAGGTGTACGTGCCATTTCTCAAGGAAGTAGAGCTGTCCGCTGGCAATGGAAAGACCGTTGTAGAGCCGTCGAACAAACAGAAACTGCGGTTCGGCAAAATGACGCTGCGTCGGCAAAACGTTCAGCCTAGCGAGGCGGTATGCGTTAGCGTCAGCGGAAACAGCATGGAACCAGTACTCCCCCACGGCAGCACTGTGGGGGTTGATCAAGGCTGCACGACTGTCACAGATGGGAAGATGTATGCCCTAAATCATGGCGGCCAACTCCGCGTGAAAACCCTCTATCGCGCACCAGGTGGCGGCATCAGGATGCGAAGCTACAACATAGAGGAGCACCCAGACGAGGTGTACACCGCTGAAGAAATGCTGCAAAAAGACATTATCGTGATAGGGAAAGTCTTCTGGTACTCAGTCCTCTTGTAGAGGCGAGAAAGTCACTCAAGAAGCCCGCTTAACAGCGGGTTTTTTTTCGCCCGCAGAAAAATAATTACCTACAGGTATTGACCATTATTGTTACCCGCAGGTAATGTTCAGCCATCGCCGGATAACAACCGGCCAGGCAGCGATGAATCGGCCTCAACGGTTCAGAGGGTTGGCAACTGACCCGGGTGTGCAGCGTAAATCACCAGAAACAGTTATCCGGCGGACAGAGTCGCGGTCGGACGAACAACTTGAATGAGCCCGTACCGCGCCAGCAGCGCCGAAGGGACACGGAAAGTTTCACTGATGCGCCTGGTTACCCGGGCGCATTGGGAAAACAACCGGGAGTCACAACAAATGGAATCGGAAATCGTTAGCGGTGCATGGAAGGGCTATCTCGGTCGCGGCCTTGCACCGCGCGAGCTTCAGTTCGTGCTTTCTGCTGCTCAAGGCATGACAGCGAAAGAGATTGCCCGGGTGTTCAATGTTGAGCCGGGCACTGTGGTTAAGCGGCTTTCGAACGCGATGTTCAAGCTTGGAGTTCACCGCCAGACCGCTATGGTCGCCGAAGCAATACGCCGCCAGATCATTTCGCCGATGTGCATCGCTCTCGCGGCG